ATGTACGCCCCTGAGTACGAGCCCCGCCTGTTCGACGCCGATGGCGACCTATCCAAGCGCTGGTATATTGACTACCGAATCTGGGATACGGACAAGCAAACCTTCGTTCGCAAGCAGTACACGGGCATGAACAAGTACACTACCCTACGCGAGCGGCGGCGGGTGTGCAAGGAGAAGCTGGCTGAGATTCGCCAGCTGTTGGAGGAAGGCTACACGGCCGGCAAGACCCCAGCCGTCACTCTGGGCATTGATCCCAAGAAGGCGACCGTGCAGCAGGCTATTGAATGGGTAGTGGAGCGTAAAGCCGCCGCGGGCGTAGGCACGGAGTTTTACAACGTGGCCCTGCGCCGCATCCGCGAGTACCCACCGTTTGCGTCCCTCCCGCTTAAATTTCTATCCCTGGCCCACATTACCAGCTTTCTGGAACAGCAGAGCAAGCGCGGTATTACGGCCAAAACCTATAATAACTACCGCAACAGCCTTAACGCCTCGTTTAACTACCTAGTCAAGCAAGAAATCCTGACCCGCAACCCGTGCGCGCCCACGGAGCTGCGCAAGGTGGAGGCCTCCCCCATTCACGTGCCTTACACGGAGGCGGAGCGGCAGGCCATCACGGCCGAAATTCTCAAGCGGGGCGATGAGCAGCTACTCTTATATATAAGCTTCATCTACTACGGCTTTATCCGCAGCGGCAGTGAGCTGCGCCTGCTGCGCGTGCGCGACATCAAACCGCGCACGGTGCTCGTGCCGGCGGCCCGGGCCAAGAACGGTAAGGCTGAGCACGTAGCGATTGTGCGCCAGCTCGAGGCCATGATTGAAAAAGCCGGCCTGCGCTCCTACCCGCCCGATGCCTACGTGTTTACCAAGGAGCACAAACCGGGGCCGGAGCCGGTGGGCAAAAACTGGTTTGCCAAGCGCCACCGCAAGGTGCTAACAGCCGTAGGGCTGAATGATGGGGAGCATACCGTGTATGGCTACAAACACACGGGGGCTATTAACTTATACCTGGCCACGCAGGACATTGAGCTGGTGCGGCGGCACTGCCGGCACGCTCACGCAGGCATTACGGCCACCTACCTGCGGAAACTAGGTATGTTTGATGATGATGAGCAGTTGGCCAAAATGCCGGACTTCTAGCATGCACTAAACTCGACTCCTTACACGACCACAGAAAAGGCCCTCAGCTACTCGCTGAGGGCCTTTTTCTTTTTCGGGTGGCAGATTGGGTGTCAGTTCAGGACACCTGCCGACTTCGCCCACCTGGTTCCGGACTCTCTACCATGGCGCGCTTATCTCCTACTCGGTAGGTAAAGTGGTACCGGCGGCCATGCACGCGCCGCCATCGTTGGTAGAAGCGCGGTCGAGGCACCCTAATACCCGTATTGGGTGTGGCTACCTGCGTCACACGCACCTGCTCCCGAGTGGGAGCATCTACTGGCGCGCACTTGCGCTCCTGGTAGAAGTAGTCCACCGGCGCCGGCGTCAGAGGCGGCGGTGCCGGCCGGCTACAGGCCGTGGCCAGGATGAAGCAAAGGCTGCCGAAGAGCAGAACGAGGTAACTTCTCATAAGCTGAGGGTTTGGGTTTGTGTGAAATGAACCCAAAACTCCTCCTCAGCCCAGCCGGCAAAAAGGACACTAATTCGCTCCTTCGACGACTTTCTTGTAGCGCTTCACCGTGGCCAGGGGCAGGCCGGTGAGTTTGGTGATGGCACCGGCACTGGTGTGCCCGGACTTCATGGCCATACTCACCTGCTCCAGACGCTTCGGGTCAAGGCCGGCCCGGCGGCCCATGTGGGTACCTGCGGCCTTGGCCAGCTCACGGCCGTGGTCCTGCCGCTCCCGGTTTATCTCCCGGTCATACTCGGCCAGCACGGCAAACACGCCGACCATCATCTTGCCGGCGGGCGTGGCCGTGTCGACCCCCAGGTCGAGCGACACGAAGCGCACCTGCAGCTCGGCAAACCGGGCAATCAGCTCCAGCACGTGGCGCGTGTTACGTCCGAGCCGGTTTAGCCGGGCGACCTTTACCGTATCACCGGGCCGTAGCTGCTGCAGAAGTTTCTCCAACTCGGGGCGGCTGGTGGTCGTACCACTCATCTTCTCCACAAACAGCTGGTCGCAGCCAGCAGCCGTCAGCTGCTCAACCTGAGTATCGGGGTTCTGATCTTTGGCAGAAACCCGGGCGTATCCGAAAATCATAGTAAATGGCTCAATAAGTACGGCTCACGAAGATAGTAACGTGAGCCGACTTAATGAGCCATTATTTTACTGGTGAGCCAGCCTACCTCGGGCCGGCTCAGATAGGTGTACCTTTTTGAGCCATATGCTCTCACTGTTCCAGTGGAGTTGTTATTCTCTGCAAAGCGTCAAATGCGAGGTAACCTCCTACAAACGACCGTTTATAAAATGTTCCCCAGACTCAAAAGACGAGATACCTCCATGAATTGGTACGGGAACTCAACCCGCACTTGGAGCAGGAAGGGCAGCGCCAGGTGGCCTAGCAGCGCATTCACCAAGCCGGGCAGCAGCACAGCCGCGGCGGTGGATTCGGCATGTAAAGACTCTTCAGACTATATAGGCTCTGGTTAAAAGTCTGGTACAAAGGTTAAGCGGGCAGTCGTATTGCCTACTTGAGCCACCGTGTATCTCCATCTTCTACGCCTGTTTCGAACTTAGACAGCACTAATAGATTTCCTGCTCTAATTCCCAATCGGTGAAAGGCTCCTCAGGCAAGTCGCCATCCAACTGCGCCCGTGCTCGGTCATTGGCTCGTCGCAAGGCCCGTGCGTACGCTGTGGCAGTATCGGGTGCTGGCCTATTTACTACAGTAGTCCACACCGCAAAAGCGGGTACCGCATCGGTTCCTACTCCCTCCAAGTCCACTAAGTAAGTCGGCGTTTGAATGGGATCGGCAAAGGTGTTGTGCATGAACTGGCAAGCCAGCTGGAAAAAGCGCGCATACACATCGTCCGGCTGCTCCATCGGAGCCGTGGCCAACAGGGCCTGCGCGCGCGCCAAGTCCCCTGTCACAAAGCTAGCAACTACATAATCCTCCGCTCGACTATCTGCCCGCTCACCTGGCGCGCGTTGCCGTAATGCCTCCGTGAAGAGGCGGAAGGTATTCTCCAGCAGATGTGGTGCACGCACTAAGCGAAAAACGTAATCCGTTCCAATCAGCTGGGGGTGCAGGGTACCCGCGAAGAGGTAATACACGAAACACTGAATGTCCAATAGGGCATCATTAGGCAAACGCATGATCGAAAGATACCATCGATTCGCTGGCTTGTGCGTTTAACCTTTGTACCAAACTTTTAACCAAGGCTAAGAACCCCAAATGGCATCGTAGGCCCAGCCAGGTGCGAAGAGCCAAACAGCCTACCTAATAACCCGGATGGCGTGGTTGAGTTCGTCGGCCACGTATACCACACCCGCCGCGCCCAAGGCCACGCCAGTAGGACTATAGAAGCGAACTACTGCGCCTACGCCGTCAGCACCACCGATGGTGCGGGCCGTACCAGCCAGCGTACTCACCACCCCCGCCGCCGTAATTTTGCGGATGACGTGGTTGCCCGCGTCGGCCACGTACACCGTGCCGGCCGCGTCCACGGCCAATCCCATGGGGTCGTTAAAAGTAGCCGATGCGCCCGGCCCGTCGTTGCTACCGAAGGCACCGGCCCTACCGGCCAGGGTACTCACTACCCCTGCCGCCGTAATCTTGCGGATGTTGTGGTAGACGACGTCGGCCACGTACACGGTGCCCCGGGTATCCACGGCGATGCCGATGGGGCCCCCAAAGCGGGCCGCCGTGCCCACACTGTCGATGCAGCCCCGGCTACTTGCCTTGCCGGCCAGCGTGGTCACCACGCCGGCCGCTGTAACCTTGCGGATGGTGAAGTTACCCGCGTCGGCCACGTACACGGTGCCGGCCGTGTCCACGGCCACGCTTGCGGGGGCATAAAAACGGGCCGCAGAGCCTACGCCGTCGGCGCTGCCATGGGAGCGGGCCATGCCGGCCAGGGTGCTCACCATCCCGGCCGCGGTGATTTTGCGGATGACGTGGTTGTGCTGGTCGGCCACGTACACTGTGCCAGCAGCATCCACGGCCACGCCCGTGGGGTAAGCGAAACGGGCCATTGTACCCGGACCATTCATACTGCCTTCGCGTAAGGGAATTCCAAAGCGCACGACTAGGTCCGCGCTGTCACCGATGCTCTGCCTGCCCACCACGCCAGCTAGCGTACTCACCACCCCGGCCGCCGTAACCTTGCGGATGGAATTGTTGCCCGCGTCGGCCACGTACACGGTGCCCGCGGCATCCACAGCCAAGGCTATGGGGTTGAAGAACCGGGCCGCCGCGCCGACGCCGTTGACGCTGCCCCGACTGCCCGCCGTGCCGGCCAGGGTGCTCACCACGGGCCCGGTGGTCAGGCTCTGGCAGGCCGAGGCCACCAGTAGCACCAGCCCCAATAAGGCCGGCCATAAACGGGGTGCAAGGCGAACGTGGTTAGTCATGGTCGTTAGGAAGTTTGACCAGGATGAATGAGCCGGGTCAGTCGGGTAAAGCTACAGTGTAGGGACAAGAGTAAGTGCTGGATATTGTCAATACGGAATGACTCGTAGGGATGAGTTTCGTAATCTTCAAACCAGCGCTAGTGCCCCGGAAAAATACCACGCCGACGGCGCCCCGACCGGGAGCCAAAACCCACCACGATTCCAAGAGGGTCAAATAACATCGATTATGATAAGGAACGGAATGAAGATAGGGATATAGGGCATGTAGGAGCCGCTTCATCATTTTGTTTAATTTGGGCAGACTTTATAACTGTCCTCATGGATAACTGGCCCGTTATCGTTGCTATTGTAATTGCCCTAAGTGGTGGTATTTTTCTCCTGTCTCGACCCTTGCCTGTCGATTACAGAAACGGAGAGTATCGGCGGCATTTAACCACCGCGGAAAAAGCTGCTCTTCAACGGGGTGAGGTGGTAGAGAAAACCCATAAGGCGTACCAGACCGTCTGGAAGTCTTATTATGACCAGGGACCCTTGCGGGTAGTACTTAACAGGACTGGAAAGTACACCTTCACCCCACATGGTCATTGGCAGCGCTTGACCAAGCAGGGGCGCTTAGAGGCAGATTCCTATCCCAAGGCGATGTACCCAGACGCCTCGTGGCGGCAGTATTTAGCCAACGGCCAACTTGATTTCGCTATGTATGATCTGCCTGCCCTATGGGAGGGCGACTCGATTGTAGAGACTCGTATTGTGCAGTTTCGCTATTCTGAACCGCTCGATACCGCTTATGTGCAGCATATGTTTAGCAAAGGCAACAAGGAAGTGAAGCCGAGTACCTTTTCCTTCGACGGAGCCGGCAGGAAGCTCATTCCGCAGGAGCAGATGAAAAGCCTAGGGAATTTGAAACAGTAAACCTGTCCGAAAAGTCGAGTTATGTTTACTCGCTGATTAGCCTCCATAGAACCGAACAACTATCCAGAAAACACTCGGTTTCTGGACACGAACGTTTGTCCAGAAAAGGGTATCAAAAAAGCTCCCGAAAAACCACGTTTTCGGGAGCTTTTTCAACGCCGACCAGACCGTCCGTAAACCGTCCGTTTTCTGGACACGTTGGCTCACTACTTAATATGAGTAATTGCTGATGTCACAATCCGGCAGAAAGTATCCTTGCGCCTCCCTTTAGTTGCTTGAATCTTGAGGTTACTCATCCACCTCTTTTCCACAACTATGAAAAAGCTTTTTTTCTCGGTCCTGGCTGCCTTGCTACTGCTCGGAACAACTACTCACCTGCATGCCGCTGACGCCACAGGCCGCACGGAGCAGGCCGCAAGCAATGCTGACTATCATCGTGGGGTAATTTATGGAGGTTACGTCCGAGCCGCTGCTGTCACCAACGATGACTTGATCGGTCCCTATGAAACAGCGCAAGCCGAACGAACAGCCGCCGCTCAGGCTGGAGATTGGAATGCATTTGACTACTGGAGTGGTTATATAGATGGCCTGGGCCCGGTACTGATACCCTAATTGAGCATCCACCCACTCACTAAAAAGCCCCCTGCCCCGGTTATCTACTCCAGGCAGGGGGCTTTTTAGTGATTAGCCAGAAACGCAATTAGCGAATATCAGCCTGCTTACGGGTGGCCTCCCGCTCCTCCAGGGTACGCTCCAGCAGATGCACGTCCAGGTGCACGCCCAGCTCACGAGCCCACTGCTCCACGTCCTGCAAGCGCAGGTCCAAGCGGCGCAGCACCTCCACCAGCTGTTGGTCGACGGAGGCCCCGCTGCCGGCGGCCGTATCCACGTCGCCCGAGGTGGCCCCGCCCTGCCGGTAGCCCGGGCCGCCGAGGCGCTTTTGCTCCAGCCACTGCTCTACCTGCACCACCTGGGGGTCGGCGCGCATCCACTCCGGAATCACGTACTCGTTCTCGTGCACCACGCCGGCAATGGGGAAGCCATCAGGATCCAGCAGCTTGCCGCTGCTGCCAATGCTCATGCCTGAGCCGGTGGCTCCACCCTTACGAAAGCCGATGCCCAGGATTTTCCCGATGCTGGCCCCGGCCGTGGCGGTGGCCAGCACGTTGGCCCCTACGGTGTAGGCCGTGCCCAGGGCAATGGTGGCCGGCGGAGCCAGGGCCGCTATCTTGGCCCCGGCCTCGGCATTGGCCGCGTACTGCTTGGGCACGCTCATGCCGATTTCGGCAATGGCCAGCGCCTTCTGCGCCGCCACGCCGGCTTTATAGAGCAGGGTTTTCTTCCCACTGATTTCCATCAGAGCCTGAAACTCCTCCGAGCCCAGCAGCCGGCGGGCGGCCGTGAGACCCTTCTCAATTTTATAGTAGCCCTCGTCCATGCCCTTGCGCGAGGCGAGGAAGTCCGCCTGGTTGCGCAGCTTCTCGGCCTGGAGCTTCTTATACTCGGCCGACTCCTCCCCACCTTTTTGCTTCACCAGCTCCAGCTCCCGCTCCAGGGCGGCCTGCTTCACCGCGTACACCGCGTCCTGGAACGCCCACTCGTCGAGCACCCCGTTGGCCAGCTGCACCTCCAGCTCCGCCAGGCGCTGCTCCTCGTCAGCTTGCGCGCCGGCGATGCGCTTGTCCAGCTCCTCCTGCTTCTTCTTTTCCGACTCGGCATCGAATCCGGCCTGCAACTCGCGCAGCTTCAGGTCCCGCTCCTGCATAATGGCGGCCACCCGGTCCGTGTAGTCGTTCTCCAGCCCGGTGAGCTTGTCCACCTGGGCGCCGGCATCCTGGAAGATTTTCTGCCGCTGCTGCTCGCGGCGCAGCTGCTCATCCGTGTAGCCTTTCTGCTCCAGCTGGCTGCGCAGGGCGTCGCGGCCGCTGAACACGACTAACTCGTCTTTCACCAGCCGCTTCAGATCATCCAGGTGCTGCTGATCGGCTTTGTCCTGAGCGGCTTTGGCCTCTTTGCGGGCCTTCTCGCGGGCGGCCTGGGCCTCCTTGGCGGCTTTCTCGCGCTGCTCCTTCGTGGTACCGTCGCCGCCGGCACCGGGCCGGGTATCGGGCGAGTCGCCCCCATCCTGGCTGGTAGCCGTGGCCTCAGTGGGGCGCGCACTATGGGCCGCGTTGAAGGCTTTCAGGTACGCCCGGCCGGCGGCCCCGCCAATTTTATCGAACTCGTCGATGGCCTCGCTGATGTCGCCGGCCAGCACCGCTTTCCACGCCCGGCCCACCTGGGTGAACGAGGCCCGGGCCGCGGCCGAAAAGCCCTCGAAGAATGCCGGCGAGTCGCGCAGCATATCGAACAGCAACCGCAGCGGGGCAATCATGATGTAGAGCATCGCCCGGGCATCCTGGGAGCTTTTCACCCACTCGATAGTGGACTTGGCCAGGTCGGCCAGCGCCCCCCAGAGCAGGCGCGTGGGCGTGAGCACCAGGCGCAGTGCTGCACCGATGCCATTGGCCACGTCCTTGACCAGGCTGCCCTCCTTGCTGACCAGACCCATGCTCTCGCCCAGCTCCAGCAGCTGCTCCCACACCTGCTGCACCGGGGCATAGAGTTCCTTGAACGTGGCACCCAGCGAGGCCAGCAGCGTATAGAGGAACGTCATGGCCCCGTTGGTGAGGATTTCCACGCTGTTGCCCGTGCCCTCAAACTGCTTAGTCAGCTCATTCTGGGCCTCGGCCAGCTCCTGCTGCGAGCTAAGCAGGGCCTGCTGCTGGCGCACGTAGGGGTTGGTCTGGTCGATGAGCGTTTCCACCCCGCCCCCGATATTCTTCAGCGACTGCAGATACTCCAGGCCCGCATCCTCGCCCGGACCGCCAAACACGTCGGCAATAACGGTCTGCAGCTGCGAGGCCGGAATCTTCGTGTCGTTCATCTGGGTTGACACCCGCTGCAGGGCCTGCACCGACGAAATACTGCCGTCGTTGATGCCCTTAAACAGTTTCTGGGTAAACTCGGTCCCGAAGGCGGCCTCCATCGCGTCGCCGGTGGCCTTGGTTTGCTCCCGGATCCGGAGCCCGAATTCTTTCACCACGTCGGCCCCCTTGTCGGAGAAAACCCCATTGGTCTGCGACTTGGTCACGATGCCGATGAATTCCGACGCCGAGACGCCAGCGGCCTTGAACTGCGCGGGGTATTCCTTTACCTGGTCGAGGAACTCACCGTTCACGTCGGCCCCGGCCACGAAGCCCTGCTCCAGCAGCTTGAGGGCCTCCTTTTGAGAAATGCCCATTTGCTTGCTCAGCGCGTTGCTAGCCACCAGCACTTCGTTGTATTCCTTGCCGAACGTCTGCGAGAGGGCACGCACGCCCACGGTCAGCTCGTCCAGCTCCGCGCCGGTGGCACCGGTCAGGGAGTTGATATCGGCGCGCATCTTGCCGATTTCCTTGGTGGTATTAATCACCTCGGCCCCCAGTTCCTTAATCAGGTCCAGCGCGGCTTCAGCCGTGACGGTCACGCCGGCAAAGGCCAGCGCATCTTTAAAGGTCAGGCCCTGCTCGGAGGCCTCGCCCATTTCCTTCTTCACGCCCTCGATGCGCTCCTGCAGGGCCCGGTAGTCCTTGAGCATCTTCGCCCGGCCGGCATCGTCGCTGCTCATGTCATGCAGCTCCCGCTCCAGCTGCGCCGCGGCCGCTTTCATCTGGTTGAAGGTGGCCTCCACTTTCTGGCCATTGAGCACCACCTCGCGGTTTTCGGCCGCCAGCTTGCGCTGGGCCTCGGCCAGTTCCTCCTCGGTCTGCACAACCTGGCGCATGGACGTGCGCGTTTCCTGGAGCCGCTGATTGAGCCGGGCGTAATCGTCCTGCAACTTGGCCCGGCCGGGGTCGTCGGCCGCCATCTTGGACAACTGACTATTGAGCACGCCTAGGCCCGCCGACATTTCCTTGATACTGGCGTTGGGCTGCTGCGCATCGACGACGATGCGTACTTTCCGTTCTTCGGGGGTTTCTGCCACGATTACGTCACTTATAAGTTAATTTCCACTGTTTCGGAAGGCAGAGACTCGCCCACGGCGCTGATCAGCAGCGTGCCGTGCAGGTCCGACATCAGCTCGGCCAGGCGCTTGGTCTGGTAGGCTATTTCCTTCCCATACCACCGCTTAGCCTTGCGCTGGCGGCGCTTAAGCTGGCCCCGGTTGTTGCGGATCCGGTCGTAGCCATCATCGCCCTTCCGCACGCCGGTACCCATGCCCCGGCCCACGCCCATGTCGATGAACTTGCCGTACAGGGCATAGGAAAGCTGCAGCTGCAACCGCCCATTGGCAGCCCCAATCACCTGCTTTTTAAAGCTGGCCATCAGCGCACCGGTATGGCGGATGCGCAGCTTGCGCATGTTCTCAATGAAGCTCCCGATGGTGATGTCCAGCCACTTGTCGGCCATTACCCTCTCTTGTTCTTCTATTGTCATCGTCTGATGGGTCGGTAGGTGAAGCGGGCCTGCTCCAGCCGGCGCGACGTGCTCACGCTAAGGCTGACTTTTTCCCACAAATACTTGCGCCCCGCCACCAGCTCCTTGCGCTTCGGGTCCAGGCTGAGCAGGTCGGCCACCCGAAACTCCATGGTGCGCTCCTCCCGGCCGGCCCGATCCAGGAAATCCAGCCAGGGCTGGTAGTTCTTGGCGTACAGCCCCTCCGGACCGGGCCAGCGCAGCGCCGGCAGCTGCCCGTCCGGGCTGGCGCTAGTGGCCATCGGGTAGGTACTGCCCTGATAAGTGCCCACGCCCAGGTCGTAGAGCAGGCGCAGGCCGGCGCGACTGTCCTCGCCCGCCTCAAAGGCCGGCGAGGCACCCTTGGCCAGCACGGCCGGCACCAGGCGGGTGCTGTTATCGGACTTGTCCAGGGCCTCGAGCACGTGCAACGTGCCGGCCTGGGTGTCGATGGTGGTTTTGCCGTTGCCCACGCGCAGCTGGGCCCAGCTCGTGTCGCGGGTTTTGTTCAGGTCGTCACTCTCCAGCCCCAGCTTGAGCAGAAAGCCACCGCCCTCCGCTACCGTCAGACGGCCCGGGCCGCCGCGGCGCTCCACGTAGGCGTCATCGGCCACTACGTCGCGCAGGCGGGTGATGCGCAGCTCCGGCCGCACGGGGTGAAAGTCGAAGCCCAGGCCAAAGTACTTCTGCACATTCACGAGAAACTCGCCCACGCCCTGGTCGGGCACGTGCGCGCTGAGCGCAAACGTGGCCGGCAGTACCGGCAGCTTGTCGGTAGGGCTGGCCAGCACTTCGGCCGCCCGGTCCGAGTAGCAGATCAGGTCAGCCGCATCGCGGAGCCACTCGCCCGACACGCGGTACCCCACCGCCCCCAGCACCCGCTCCAGCAGCGGCACCAGGCGCGGGAACGGCACGAGGGGAAACTGCCAAGTGCCGCCGGCATTGAGCCGGTAGCTACCATTTCGGTAGTCGTTGAGCAGCCCGGCCCCGGCCTTGAAAGCGTCGTTCTTGTCATAAAACTGCGGATTATGCATCGTGGGCAGCGCGTACAGGGCCGCGTCCGGACGCAGTTCCAGGGCCACGGTGCCCAGGTCGAGCTGGCGAAGGGTGCGGCCGTTGATACGGGCCTGCAAATCGGCGGCATCTGCAGCGAAGGTGTACTGCCACGTGCGCTTCTGCTCATCGCACTCCTTGTAGAGCAGGCTGCCCTGCCGCCACAGAATGCCGTCGATGTAAAAGCCGCAGGCCTCCGGCTCCACTCCTTCGCCCTGGGCAGCGCGCACGTGCGGAAAGTTCAGGGCCCGCAAGTTGCGCGGGCTCCAGGGAATGGCGAATGAGTACGAGGTGGTGCCCGGCACCGCATCGAAGCGAAACAGCGGATTCTGGATTTCCAGCGTGATGGTGGTGCCGGCGGCCAGATCCAGGCCGCCGGCACTCGTAACCAATTCTATCATACAGCACCGGAATCGGGGCCCACCGGTGCGGCCGACTGGCCAGCCAGCACCGGGGGCAGGTAGGGAGTAAACTGCCGCTCAGCGGGCAGCACAAAGTCTATTTCCAGCGTGGGCACGGACTTGCCGTCGTCGAGCACGCTGACGGTTTTGGTTTTCACGTAGCCGGCCAGCCACCGCCCGGCATTCCAGAGCAGGGCCCGGCGGGTGAGCAGCAGCTCCTGCAAGCCCAGCTGCTGCACCCGGCCCAGGTGCACGCCCGAGGCCAGCTTCAGTACCGGCTTCAGTTCCCGCTCCAGCACGGCCGTGTCGCCGGCGAGGGGGTCGTAGTCCAGCGGCAGGTTCAGCTCCACCTGGTCGCCACTCACTTCCGCATCGAGCTGGGCCTCGCCTTCGGCCACGAACGTGTTCATGCCGCCCAGCGAGTTGGCGTAGAGCACGTAGCGGCGCAACGGGGCCTGGCGCTGACTTAAGCAGTAGGTGCGCACTTCGCTCACCACAAACCCGTCGTCATCGGCCACCCACACGCGCCAGCCGGTAATGCGCGCCCGTTGCGTGGCCGGCAGCCGCTCCAGCCGCAGCTGCGCGTAGCCGCAGCCAAAGCAGAACACTTCATACCGCTGCACGCCACCTTCCACCTCGCCTCCGTTCAGCTCCTGCGTCGTCGAGTCGTCGAAGCGCAGCTCCACCACCAGGCGCACGCTGGGCGTGGCCACCAGGGCCTGGTAGTAGAGAAACTCCGGCTGGTCGACAAACACCTCCTTCTCCCGCGGCTCCCAGGTCAGAAACGGCTTTACCTGCTGCTGGTAGCTGTTTTGCCACGTGCGGGCGCGGGCCTCGGTAAAGCTCAGGCCGCCGAGCAGCACGTAATGCTGCTCGGCCGACAGGGCCGCTGCCCGCACCGGCGGGGTGCCGTACACCTGCGCGTACTTGAGAAAAAACCGCTTAAACAGGCTCTCTGCCCGCTCGGTTACCGGCCCCACGGCCGCCGGCACGTGGTGCCGTAGGTACGGAGCCAGCAGTTCCTGCACCTGGAAGGCCGTGCGGCCGTCCCGATCCGCGGGCTGCTCCAGCTCCGCCCCCACGGCCGTGAACTGGCCGCTCAGGTACTGCTCCTCCACCAGCACCTGGCACACGAAGGTGAGGTTCGGTTTCAGGTCCGGATCCTGTCGGTAGAGTGCCCCGGCATCGAGCCGCAGCGGGATGGGGTTGCGAACCAGGTAGCAGTTGAGCTGCGAGTACTCCACCACCACGTCGGCCGAGCAGCCCAGCGCATCGGTGATGGTGCACGCGTGCGTGCCTTCGCCCAGATCGGCGCGGAAGGCCTGCCTGTTGCCATCGTCCCACAAATACGCCAGCGGTGGAGTACCACCCGAGGCTACCAGCGTCACGCCGGCTTCGGTTTTTTGCACTACCACGTCGATGCGCGGGTTCTCTCCTACCACCACGTCGCGGTAGGTACTGGCCTGGTTGGCATCGGTGAGTGTCACCCGGTACGTACCGGCCGGCAGGTTGCTGCGGGTGAGCGTGGTAACGCCATCGTCCCAGCGCACGGCCAGCGGTGCCAGGCCTCCGCTTACCGTTAGCTGCACGGCCGCCGTGGCGCTGCCGTAGCAGGTGGCCAGCTGCACGTCGGGCGTAATGAGCAGCGGCAGCAGCGTGGGGTTGCGGCTCACCTCGCGGAAGCGCGGGTAGTCGTTGCCGGCCCCGCCGAACCCGCCGATTTGCAGCGCGCCGATGTCCAGGGTAGTATCGTAATAGCGGGCCGTGAGCGTAATCTGGCCTTTGTACATGCCGGTGGAGTCCACCGACGGATCATCCACGTAGCCGTCGCCGTCCGCATCCTCGGGCGTAGTGGCGGCAAGTAGAGTGCTGGCCACCGTGTACTTGTCGGCCAAACCCCGGCTGGCCAGGTCCTGCTCAATGGCCCCGCGCAGGCTCTCGGCCGTGCTCAGTAGCGGGTTGGTGGTACCGGCCTGGGTGAAGACCGTGTACTCGCCGGGCACGGTGGTGTAGCCGTGGCGGGCCGTAAACTGCCGCGACTGCCCGGCCAGCGTAAGCCAGATCAGCTGGCCGTCGCCGGGAAACACGAATTGAAAAACCAGCTGGAAATACCGTTCGCCTGCCATACTTAGTTGAAAACAGAGGGGTTGTAAGCCAGCGCGGCGGTGGCCGGCGTGGTAAAGTCGAAGTCCCAGCGGGTGCCGTACCAGGTGCCGTCGCCCACCGGGCCGATGGTGTCGCTGGTGATGCTCTTCTCGTCCAGGCGCACCTTGACCTGGCCCTGCAGGCCGTGCAGCAACGCGCCCAGGATCTGCTCACCGGTCTGCTCGGTGGCGTCGATGGCCAGCTCCACCTCGTCCTGAGTGAAGCCCTTGGGCAGCTTTTGCAGCACGTAGAAGGCCCCAGAGCGGCGGCGCTGCCGGTTGTCACCGCCGTTCTCCAGGTACTGCGTATGGCAGCTTTCCACGATGAGCGTTTGCGTGGTGGCCCCCTCCTTGTAATGGCGGCCCAGGTGCTTTTCGGCCATTTCAGCCAGATCCACCTGCCGCTGCAGCGGGTCAATGCTGACCACCACCCGGGCAAAGCGCGGCTGCGCGGGCGAGTGCTGTATGAGCTGGTGGCGCGTGGCCAGGTCGCGGAAAACCGCAACGTATTGGGAGTGTCGTAGCATCAGCGTTTGGTTTGACGGGCCGCCTTGGCCCGGTCATTCATTTCGGAGAGGATAGTGCGCAGGTGCTGGCCGGCGGTCTGCTCCAGCGGCCCGAAGGCCCCGCCTGAAAGCAGGCGCAGTACCCGGCCCCAGTCGGCCGACTGCTGCCGGCTACCGGAGGCTGCCTCGGTGGCCACGTCGAACACCTGCGGGAACTCCACCGCCAGTTGCTGCCGGCAGCCGCGGTACCAGGTCAGGATGCTGAGCCGGTCCACGTCCGGTACTTGGTGCATGAAGCCAGCATAGTAGCCCACGTTGTGCTCGTTGAACCGCTCCCGCGCGTCACCCGTCCATTCCGGGTGGCCGGGGCCGATGGGCTTGCCCGCGCGCAGCGGCCGGTACAGGGCGGCCAGGAAGTGGTCGAAGGCCACGGCCGACTTGCGCATGGCGTACTGGCAGAAGTAGGTATCGGCGAAGATGAACTCGCCAAAGAGCACGCCCTGCAGCGAGTCGCCCGGGCCCAGCATGCGTAGCGGCTTGGGCGCCGGCACCCGCAGCTCCGGCACCAGCTGCCGGGTCAGGTAGTGCTCCTTGGAGAAAATGAAGTCGGTGAGCGAGTAGAGCTGCTCCACCTGAAACTTCGGCAGCTCGAGGAAATGCTCCAGCGGGGCCCCGCTCACGATGCTCAGCAGCCGCAGCCTAGCGGGCCAGAACTGCTCCGGGCCGTAGAGTACCTCGATAATGCCGGCGAACTGGGCGCGGGTAAGTTCATCCCAGGTACTGGCCGGCGCGTAGTGCCTACCCCAGATTTCGAGTCGTTCCATGCAGCAAAACTGCCGCGGCCGACCTCGGTTGAAAAGGACACAAAAAATCCACCTATTGGCTCGGATAAAGTCACGCTAATTGTGAACTTTAAGAAATGCAGCCATTAGCAACTGGGCATGATGAAGCATGCAGGGGCGCATGTTGCTAGCCGCCACTATATTATTTCTAACAATAAAAAATTATATTTATTATGTAAAAAGTTAGAAATATCAACAGTAATTTTGGCAACGCATTCCTATAGAGCACGGTATATAGCCATAGTTGCGTTGTCTCCTTTTCTTTTCATTTCCTTTAAATGCCGTAGTATTGCCTTATCATGAGTTCCCCGGCTTGGCTGAACCAATGCGCATTGCTTTTGTCAGTTCCTGTAGCGGAGAATGGGGAGGTAGCGAAGAACTTTGGGTAAGCACAGCCTTGCACTTGATCCAAGCTGGCCACAATGTCCGCGCCTTTAAGACCTACGTTAATCCCGCACACCCACGGTTTATTTCCTTATACAAAGCAGGCTGTCTCGTAACCGACCTTGCTCCCTCAATTTCGTTACGTAAGCGCCTTATTAATCGCCTACTTCCGTATCGTCAACAATTTACTTGGCGCACAGTCAGTCAACGAATTTTGCACTATGGCCTAGATGCCTTCCAACCGCACTTAACAATAATCTCCCAAGGCTCAAACTACGATGGATTTATCTTTGCGGAGGTGTGCAGACGAAAAGGGTTGGCTTATGTATTACTGTCACAAAAAGCTATTGATTTTTTTCTTCCATCGCCTCAAGCACGACCACATGTGCAGCAAGTATTCCAGACCGCACGTCGCTGTTATTTTGTGTCGCGGCATAACCTAGAATTAACGCAGTTACAACTTGCTATGCCCTTGCCTAGCGCCGAGGTAGTATGGAATCCCTACAATGTAGAATTTACTGGCGAATTACCTTGGCCAACACCTGAAGCAGATGGCTTGCTTCGTTTAGCCTGTGTCGCCCGACTCCATTTAGCTGATAAGGGTCAGGATTTGCTGTTACAGGTGCTGAGTATGAGTAAATGGAGGCAGCGTTCCTTACACCTTACCCTCTTCGGGACTGGCCCTGATGAAGTAGCCATTCGAGAAATGATCGATTTTTTGGATTTGCACGGGCAAGTAAGCATCGGAGGTCATGTGGTAGATGTGTCACAAATATGGCGTACGCATCATGCCTTGATACTTCCATCACGTCATGAGGGTTTGCCGTTAGCGCTAGTAGAAGCCATGCTATCGGGAAGGCCAGCCATTGCCGCCAATGCGGGTGGCATAGCCGAACTGTTCACCGACAATGAAACTGGGTTCCTAGCTGCAGCACCTACTATTCAAGCCCTAGACGAGGCACTAGAAAGAGCGTGGCGAAAGCGCGTTCACTGGCCGCAGTTTGGCATCAAAGCAGCGGCTCAAGCCCGCGCAGTCGTGCCAGTTGACTCGGCGGAACAGTTTGCGCTTAAACTCTTGGCGTTGGCTAAAAACTAATTACTGGCAAGTTCCGCCCTACAGCTTGCGTAGAAGTTCCGTAGCCAATAGCACATTGTTCGCTCACACATACTATTTGTGGGACAACCCTTTACGCACTATCAAAGTCCCAGCCCAGATCAACTGTCTGATTGTTTGCCAGCAGCGCAATCCGAATAACAGCAGGTGCAGGCCAAGCAACCAGCCATCAACTGCATGCTGCACGCTGAGTGCTAGGACAAAACTCAACGGGTAAAAAACCTCGTAATAATCAGTCAGCAACATACGCTTGCCCGGAGTAATAACCGCGGGTGCTCCCCAAATGCGCCATTTGAATCCTTCTAAGGCCACGTATAGGACTAAAAAAATTACAGGCCAGAGTTGTTGACTCAGTAGTAGAAGCAGGCTAAATGCGCCAACCTCCACTGGAAAAATGCCAAAACGACCGAGCTGCTGAATAAAATAAGCCCCTTTTTTTCGAACCCAGGTGTTGACACCCGCGGCCTCGTCGGCTTTAATATCGCCTAGCTGGTGCAGCAGAATATTACGCAGCCCGCAGGCCAAGGCCCATCCCCCTACAGTCCCGTACCATATACCAGGCACCGCGTGGCCTGACCAAGCAGCAACCACTGAAACTACCAGCAGTTGCGGAAAAAAATGAGAACCTGCCGCGTCAGCTATTACCCCCATCAAGCCCCGATTTTTAAGGCGAATAGGCGGCCAGGAGTAACAAGAAAAAGCAATCCATGACCCTAAATACAACAAGGCACTTACCCAGCTTGCCTGCATTAAAAACAGACCAATACCTAAACCTACACATACACAACCCGCAATTAAGAGCGCCACAAACGCGCCCGACTTGCTCGATAATAGGTTAGACTTTCCGCCGGCAAAATCATCGGCTCGATCTGTCCAATCATTAATAGCACTCACGTAGGTAGCTCCCACTGCTAGGCCTACGAGTAAGAGCAATAACTTGGGCAGTAACGGCCACATCTGGGCATTCACCACACACCCCGAAGCGTAAAAAGTAGCCAGCACAGGAGAAAATTTACAACTCCACCAATCTTGTACTCGGGCTATGCCAGCTAGCTGTCCGCCTAGCGGCTGATTACGAGCAGTCTGCACTTATAGTATGGTAATAGAGCTCTCGCAACACAATGTATCTTGTGCGCCAGCTCATATGTATGAAATGATTATTTTGCATAAATATAAGAATTTATTTACTTCACACCTAATCACTACACTGCAGCGCAGCCGTTAAGTAGTGAAGAGAGCTCGTTACCAGCAGGCCGTCATAAGGTGCTATATTGCACACTACCTACTTGCAGGTGGTTTATAGAAATCTAAATATGCTACTGTCTAGGTGACTACTTCACCAACACGAAAAGATGGCTTCTTAATCTCCGGCTCCTCCTCTTTACCTTTAGGACACGGAGGGCGCCTCTCAAATGGGCCTTCTCCGCCTTATTGTTCCCCGGTTTGTTTCCTTCTAGGCAATGCACTCTATAGACGAATTGTCGACTACCTCCTTGTCCACTCGCCTAGATCAAGCTGTTGCCCATGCCTTGCTTTTTCTGCAGCAGCATCAGTTTCCCAGTGGAGAATTTATCTCTCACTGCGCGCTTGAACCGCCAATGGCCGGTTGGATCTATTCTGATAGTGCCGTATTTCCCACCGCACTCATTGGCCATAGCCTCTTGCATATCCAAGAAGAACCGCTGGCCGACCAGATTCTAACGCAGGCTACTAAGTTCCTTCGCGATCAGATGAACTATGGCGGATTGTGGAATCATTTCACCAACTACCACCGTTTCCGCCACTTATGCCCGCTTGATATCGACGACACGTCCTGCGTATCAGCCTTGCTGCGGGCACGGGGCATTGCCTGCCCCGTACCTACTAACATTCCGCTCATATTGGCCAACCGCAATGATGAAGGCTTGTTTTACTCGTGGTTTTTATTGCGCTTTCGATGGGTAAAGAATCGTACGTTCTGGCGAGTCACCTTACCTGAACTGCTGCGGCCGATACAGAGTCTTCTGTTCTGGTATGGGGTGGAAGCCAGCCGCAACGATGTTGACGGCGTTGTAAATGCCAATGCCTTGTATTACTTAGGAGACATTCCTGATACACAGCCTGTCATAGAATACATACTCCGCATTATTGCTGAAAATAAGGAGCATGATTGCGATTTGTGGTATCGGGATTCATTCTTTGTCTATTACTTCTTCACCCGCAATTACTACGCTGGTATTACAAAGCTGGAACCCCTGCGGGCCCCTATCATTTCCCGTATTCTTGCCCAGGCCAAACCTGATGGCCGCTTGGGCGAAACACTAGCAGACACCGCTTGGGCCGTGTGTAGCCTACTGAATCTACATAGTAACCCACCTGAGATAGAAGCAGCGGTACGTTATATCCTTCAGGCGCAGGCAGAGCACGGTAGTTGGGCCCGATGGCTACTCTACTATGGGGGTCCTAAACGAATATTAGGTTGGGGATCAGAGGAAATGACAACTGGCTTTTGTCTTGAAGCTTTGGCGCGTTATCGCAAATTGATTTCATAAGCTTCTTCTTTTCTAGCAGCACTAAACCAAGACGCGTGGCGTGAACGAACCAAGCTCGGAAGCGAGGAGCCTACCATCCTTATACTGCTTTATTATCTCGTTTGTATAAGCCACGGTTTCAGCCAACAAACTAACCCAAGGGCTCCAAGCAGCACCATCCCTATTATGAGCTGGCGTCCAGTAATGCCCTCATGGATTGTATTCGTCGTCTTCGGGTTACCCACGTTTTTGAGCTTCACCTTGCCGGCCGGAGCGTTGACGTTGGCCAGGGCCTGGGTTTGGGCATCGGTCCACCGCTGCACTTGTTTGGGCGAGGCCGCCGGCGGCGGCGGCACCAGGTACGGCGGTAGCTGGGCCTGGGCCTGCAACTGCTCGGGCGTGGGCGCGGCCACCAGCGGCGGCAACTCCCGGGTGGTGGTGCAGCCGGCCGCCAGGTAGAAGATCAGCAGCACCAGGGCAATCAACGCCCAATCCTTGAAACGCAGCCCCCTCATGGCTTCACAAACAAGGCAAACTCGCGCAGGCGGCGGGCTTCGATGGCGGCGCTGGGTACGCCGTTCACGTTGCGCCAGATGCGGAAGTAATTCTTCAGCGCCGCTTGGTCGCGCACACCGTTGGCGGTGGCGTTGAGGTAGCGCAGCAGGCTGGACTTGGCCAGGGCTCCTTCCCCCAAATTGAAGGCAAATGATACCAGCGCGTTGAACTGGTTCTGCGTCAGTGGCACCGTCACGAGCTTGTTAACCGCCGCTTCGAAGCGTAGTAAGTCCCGGGTGAGCAGGGCCTGGCTCTGGTCGCGGGTAATGACCTGCCCAGGCTTGACGTCGGCCCCGGTGTGGCCCACGCCGATGGTCAGCACGCCGGCGGCGCACTTGTAGGTTTTCAGCACTTCGCCTTCCTCCTTAGTCAGGAAGGCACGCCCGGCGGCGTCGGTTTTCATATTTACGCTCATATAACGGGGGTTATGGCACCTGGGTCAGGTGCCGTTGGTAAAGCGGATTCGGGTGCCAGCGGCAGCTCCTCGGGCGGGAGCTTGCTGCGGAACTGGCCGGTTTCCTCCCAGTCCTGCATGCCACGGCGCAGAAACTTGGGCAGCGGTAGGCCGCGGCCACCCAGGTTGCGCAGGTTCTCATCGATGGACTTCGTCTCGATGATGAGAATGAAGAAGTAGATGGCCCCTTTGAAGCCCAGGGCGAAGTAGGTGGCCCCGGGTAGCGGCTGGCCATCGACCTGCACGGAGCTGAGCACGTGGGCCACAATCAGGCCCACGCCGTAGTCGCGCAGCTTGGTGAACATCTGGCGCATGCCCCGGGAGTGAAACCGTCCCTGGCGGAAGCTGCGCAGCATACCCAGGCCCGTATCGAGCAGGAACAGCACCATCAGAAACATGAGGGCATTCCAGTCGCTGAACACGTATTTTTCAATGAAGCGGACAGCTGTTTCCAACGCCGGCGGCAGTAGTAGAGTCAGCATTAAAAGCATCGGTAAAGCGGGGAGTCGGTCGTATTCAGGGGCACTACCGTCGCCGTGGCCGGGCGGTAAGGCCCTGAGGTGAAATAGGTAGCGTACCGGGTAGCGGAGGCCCGCTGGTTGAGGAACTGGCGCATGCGCTCGAGCAGAATATCGGCCGAGCGTTGGGCGTCGAAGGCCCGGGCCTGGAGCAGCGCGTCCAGGCCCGCGTCGGCTTCCTTGGAATTATCCGTATCGATGCGGGCCACCAGCAGCTCAATGCCGTCGCCGGTCAGGCGCAGGCCCAATTCGGGCACGGCCCGGGCCAGCGTGAGGCTGGCCAGCGCCGGCCGGATGAATTGCTCCAGCAGCTGCTCGTTCTCGGCCGACACCGTGCGGGTGCGCACCTGGGTGCGCAGCTCGTCGAGGAACTCGTAGCCCAGCTGCGGCGCCAGGATGAACAGCTCCTGCTTGGTGATGATGGGTTTGAGGGCCTCGAACACCGGCCACGAGTCCTGGATGTTCTCAAAGCGCGAAAACTCGGGGGCGCTGGTCAACAGCTGCAGCCGCCGGTACTGGCTGACGCTGGTGGCCCAGGCCTGCAACTCGGGCGAGCTGGTGCGGTTATCCTCCAGCCATTGCAGCAGCACGTTCAGATCCAGGTAGCCTTTACGGGTGAGCGTCTTGCGCACTCCCGTAATCTGCCACTGAAAGGCCGTTTTCTGCGTTTCGGTGCTGACGATGTGAATGCCGGTGTCGTCGATGCTCACCTGCAACTCGTCCAGGGAGCCGGCCATGCTCAGCCGGGCCAGCGGGGCCTGCACCAGCCCCAGCAGCTCGCCGGCCAGCGTGTCGTCGCCGGCGGTGGTGCCGGCGACATACTGCTGCTCCAGCCACCTGAGCAGCGGGGCCCCGAGCAGGGGCAGTAGCAGCGTACCGCGCAGGCGCTCGGCCTCCCGCTGCACCGGCTCGGGCACGGAGCTGGTATCGGTGGAGACGTAGCGGCGCAGCTCGTCTTTAGTTGTTAGCAGGCTCTGCATTATCGGATTGGCCGCCAGTGGCAGTTGAAGTGTTGGATTTCGAGACGTCGGCCGTCTGGGCCAGCGGGTTGAGGAAGCGGAACTCCAGACCCTCCGGCCAGCCGTTGTAGTCGCGCACCAGGTAGAGCGGCTCCAGAATCAGATCCTGGTGGAAGCGGTGGGTGGAGATGAAGTTGTTGAAGGCAATGCGCTTATCGGAGCCACTACCCGCCCCCATCCCCTTGCCCGGGCTAATGCCCACCAGCGTTGGATCCACCGACAGGGCCGTGTAGATGTGGCTGCTGGCCTCCTGCGAGTCCTCGATGTGCAGGCCGGACTTGACCTTGTCGTCAATGGCCGTCACTTTGAAGGCTGACACGCTCTCACCGGTGCGCGGATCCTGCACCGAAACCGACAGGATGGACTTGCCGGCCCCCTGGGCCCCGGTCATAGTCTTTTCGAAGTCGCTTAGTTCGTCGCCAATAATCTGCCGGCGCTGCTCGGTGGTTTTCGTGTCCCAGTCGGGGTATTTCCACTTCCAGTACCGCTCATCGGTTTCGATCAGGTACTTGATGCTGAGCTGGTTTTTGAACATGGCCGCCTTGAACTCCGGAATGGCCTGCGCCACGTCCAGCCAGCCCGAGCGGCGGATACTGTTCCAACTGGCCAGCTGGTAGAGGGCCTTGCCCGGACTCGGCAGCGCCAGCGGATAGATGTACTTGAAGCCCCGCGTGTCGGCTTTGAGCGCCTCCACCGGCTCGTAGTACGGGTCGAGCACCGGCACCGAGGTAGTGTACTCATCCCCGGGCTTGGCGTCGGGCCAGTTGGCGGAGATGTGCACGTAGTCCGGTACCGGCTGATTCGCTTTTGGCACGGAGTAGCGGCAGAAGGCCGTGTCCTGCGTCGTGAGCGTCGTTATCTTCTGCTTGTTCAGCGACTGGATCAGCTCCGGGTAGCTCTGCGCGTAGGTAAACAGGTTCTGTAGGCCCTCGTAGGCGTAGCGCGGGATGTTGCTGCGCCGGAAGAAGGCCTCCACGTCGGGCAGCCGCTCGCGCTTAAAGATTTCGTTGCCGCTGCCGTCGAAGTCGGTCACGCGGCCGTAGACCACGCCCCCGCCGTACACGGCCCGGGTTTTCCACTCCAGCACCGAGGGCAGAATCGTATTCGACTCCAGCGACTTGAGCACCTGCTGCGGGAAATCGTTGGCCTCGCCCCACAGGGCCACGTCGCCGTTCTGACCTTTCTCCACGGGCGAGGAGGGCGTGGCCCCGTCCTGGGTAGCCGAGTTACCGCCGGCACTGCCGGCAGCGGCGGAAAACCCCAGGCCACGCACGACGGAGCCGGCCAGGGGCCCGCTGCCACGCCAGTAGGCGGTGCTGCCGGCGCTGCTAAATAGTAACTGCTGCATTAGAGGATGACTTTGCGGCCGGCCACGGCCACGAGTAAGTAGATGTGCACTTTGACCAGGTTGCCGGTGGCGGTATCGAGCAGGTTGCGCGTGGCGTTGGCGTAGTGGTCCGGGTCGCGGGCAATCCGGGCCACGGTGGCCACGTCCGTTTCGGCGTTGCCGGTGAGCACCGGCGGCGGCAATGCCTTCGGCTCAGCCGAGCCAATGCGGGCGGCGGCCAGCTCGCGGAACTCGCCGCCACTCTTGCGTCGCCGGTCGCACGTGACCCAGCGCACCGGCAGCGGCGTGCCGCTTTCGAGCAGGGCCAGCGCGTCTTTTAGGCGAATGGTTGCGGGGGTTTCCATGCTGCAAAACTGCCGCACCCCTACCCCGGTAAAAAGGACACAAAACCGCCCATATTGCCCCGAAAACCCACAAAAACCCAATCTCACAGCGTTTTGCCCTCATGCGCTGCAAAGGCCGATTTTGGGCCATTTCAGTGCATTTCAGTCTCACCAGTCTAGCAGAACGCCCCGGCTTGCACTGTAGCCTGCCGGCAGCTGCCGGGGGGTGCCTCGGTGATATCTGTGGTGCCCGCAGTGAGCCGGTTGCGGCTAACGCTTCTTGCGGTCAGCTACATTTTCACTATACTTCACGCTTTATCTACTTAAGTAAATCGTGATGTATAAACTTCTACTGAGCGCCGCGCTGCTGGCGCCTCTCGCTTCGCAGGCACAGAGTTCCTCTCCCGCACTCCCATCCCATTACTTTGGCCTCGGCCTTAATGGCGGGTATTATTATGACAGAAATGAGGATGAGCTTCTTGCTGGTGGGTTGGTCTACAGGCCCGCCGTAATTGTGGGCATCCCCCTCTTGCCCAGGTTTGGGCTGCAGCTTAGTGCCACCACCTACAAACGACACTCTAGCTACCTCACGACTGATCTGAGCTACACCATGTATGGCCAGGCGCCTGATACGAGCTATTCTAGCGGTGATACGCGCAGTCGCATCGTTTTACTCCCCATGCTACTGCGCTACACACTCTCGGCCCGGCCCCGACGGGTGCAGGTTGACGGCCTGTTTGGTCCAACCCTTTTTATGACCCGCAATCGTTCCACCTACGCACAATACGATAGCCGGATGGTGGAAACGCAGCGTTTTAAGAACTCTTCCTATTCATTCAATTCCATCCTTACCCTCGGGCTGGGCCTGCGCTATGCTGTAACGCCGCATCTGGAACTAGCCAGCGAAGCCCGACTGAATGCCATGTACATGGGCTATTACGCTCGCCTCAATCCGAACGTGGAAGTATCCCTGCGCTATTGCCTAAAACCCGCAACCACTGGGCAAACTACGCGCGCTGTTTCGCGTGAGGCAGCAGTTACTGCACCCAAGGCCTTAGCGTGGGCGCAGTAGCTGCAGTGGGCGCTCTACACCACCAGCAGGCCACTCAGGTCAGGCATACTCATCACCACCTCAGTACCCACGTAGAGTATGTGCAGGTCCACCGTATCGGTGAAGTGGGTAGCGTGCTCCTGGGGGAAGCTGTTGTTCCGCTCACTCTTCTTGCCCTTCTCGATATTGCCCTTGCTGTCCTGCCCCACCGGGGCCAGCAGCATGGCCTGCACCACGTCGCGGGTGTTGACTTTGTTGAAGCGCAGGCGGTAGCGGCGCGGGTCTTTCTCCTCCAGCAGCTCCATGGCCACCAAGTAGCGCGTGGGATGCCCAGGTACGCGGCCCAGACTGGCCCGGGTCACTCTCCAGCCTTGTGACTGGAGCACCTTGATGAATGTCTCATTCAGGGTCCAGGGGCTGTTGGGATTGCGGTTGTTACCCCACTCGGCATCCTCCAGGAAGATCAATTCCTTGCGCAGGTGGTGCTGGTAGTAGTCGCAGAAGGCACCTGCCAGGTCACTTACCAGCTTGGGATGCTTAACGTACAGGCCCTTCAGGATGCGGTACTCCCGCACGTCCTCGTGCTTCTGCCCTACCGTGAGCACCGAAATCTTGCCGCCCCAGTCCACGGCCCCCACCAGGGGCAGGTGGCTGCGGCAGTCCGAGTCCATGCGTGAATCCGGGCTGCTGAGCTTCTTCAGGTTGTATTCCAGCCCCAGGATGTAGTCGTCGGCATCGGCCTCTACCACGTGGCGGGCCTGGTCGAGTTTGGGGTAAAACCCGCCCTCCACCGTAGTGGGCCGCCGGTTCATGATTTCAATCATGAACGTGAAGTCGGTCATGAACCGGCGCTGGTCGAGCAGGTACTGCAGGCCCAGGTTCTGGATGTTATCGAAGGCGTTGGCCTCCGAGTAGAACGTGCCCTTATGGGCCGCACTCGGGAAGTAGCGCACCTCCAGCATGAGCTTGACCACCTCTTCCCGCCAGATGTGCAGGCGCTCCTCGTCGGTTTCGGCGTCGATAAAGCGCACCTGGGCCGCAATCAACTCATTCTGCCGCTCTACCAGGTCAATGCCGTCGTTTTCGTAGTATTTGGCCTTGTCCAGCAGCCAGCGGCCCTGGTCGCCCCAGGGCATCGACGAAAACAGGAAAACGCCGTGGTGCTTTGGGTTTTTGCCGAAATACTGGCCGTTGCCCCGGTTGGTGGCCGACAAGTCGGCGTCGAGCTTCTCCTTATTGAAGAGCAGGGCCTCATCACCGATAAAACCGTCCACGTTCAGACCCCGAGAGGCCGAACCACCCGCATCGAGCGACACCAGGTGAAACCCGGTGCCGTTTTTGAAGATGATGAAGTGGTCGTAGCTCAGCGGGCCCTGCAGGGGCCGGTCGAACATCTTGGAGGGCGCCGGCCGGCGGCCCACGTAAAAGTCCCGGTCCAGCTTGTAGCCCAGGGCCTCCAGACCGGCAATGGTCGAGGGCAAGGTGCGGGTGAGCACCTGCTTATACGTCGAGCCCACGATGACCCAGCAGCTGCGGGGCATCGTCTGCACGATTTCGTGAATATCCCAGGCTATGACGGTGGACTTGCCCGTACCGCGGCCCCAGATGCTCACGCCCTCCTTCTTGCCCCTGGCGGTGATGTAGCGCAGCTGGGGCTGGTTGAACTTGAGTTTAACCTGGTCAATGATCACCATCCTACGCGCCCTCCTTTCTTTCCAGCAGCATCTGCTCCATTTGCTCGGCCCCGAACACGCCCTGCTCCACGGCGTCGAGCACCAGCTCGTAATCGGCCTCCTGGATGCTGTCGGGGTCCATCAGGTTGAGGGTACGCGTTTTCGAGGAGCCGGCTACGGTAAGGTTGATCACGTAGCTGGTGTTGCTCCCACCGGCCCCACCGGCCTCCTCCTGGCCCGAGTCAGCGCGCATGAGGCCGGCCACTTTGGCTTCGAAGCTCATGGCGGCCAATGCGGCCCGCATGTCGGGCGGGCGCTGCGTGAGGGCCAGCTGCAGAATCTTGCGGGCAAACTCAAGCAGGATGGCCTTACGGCCTTCCTTGCGCACTTTCTTCAGGTCGCCCATCAGGTTTTGCGCATCGGCCAGCCGCCGGTAGCAGGTGGCCCGGCTGATGCCGAACTGCTTGGCCAGTAGTGGCCAGGCCTGGTCGAAGGTGTGGTAATTGCTCAGCAGCGCGTAGGCGGCCTCGATCTGCTGGTTGACCAGCTGATCAGCCGGCGAGAGCCGCTGCAGCGCGCCTTCCTCACCATTGGCCTCGGCGATGCTGGCCGCGTAGATACGCTCCACGGCCGTGGTTTTGTGCAGGATAATATCCTGGGCCCCGGGCAGATCCTTAGGCAGCAGCTGCGTTGACATCGAGCAGTATGTTAGTAGGCATGAGTTTGGTTCGGATCAAATCGATTTCAGCCTGCAGGGCCGATAGCTCCCCGGCGCGCTCGGGCCGGCGGCGCACCTTGCTGCGCAGGCTGATGAGGTTGTCGAGACGCCGGCGCAACTCGCCGGCGTCGGTCACGTCGGCCGTGGCCACCGTACCCGGGAGTCGGCCATGCGTGAGCACGTGCTGCTCACTGGCCAGCAGCTGCTGCACCTGGTCGGTGAGGGCGCAGATGCGGTGGGCCAGCTTGCAGCGGGCCGTTACGCGCAGGCCTGGGGCCGTGAGCTGGGCATGCAGCTGACTTCGCTCGTCGCGGGCGGCCTTGAGCTGCGCCCGGAGGCCGGTCAGCACGCCGGCGTCGGGCGCGGGCGCAGTACCCGGTTGGCTATTGTCAGTTGGCAGTTGTCGGTTGTCAGCTACCGGCTCCGGGGCCGGCTCCTGCACCGGGCCGGTCAGCAGCTGCAGTTGCTCCACCAGCACCCTCCGACTGTAGCCTGTCTCACCTAAGGCGAAGAGCTGCTGGTACACCGCACTGCCGCCCAGCTGCGCGTACAGGGCCGCACCTTGGGCAAAATCGGCCGGCGCAGCCAGCCACGCGAGGAGTTCGGCATGTTTCATTGCCCAAAACTGCCGCCCGCTGCCACGGTGAAAAAGGACGCAAAAAAGCCCTGACCACCTGGCCAGGGCTTTTCCCCTCACTTGCCCGATCTCTCACCTTCGGGTTACTCGCTCACCGCTGGTGCGGCCTTCCTGCGCGTTGACTTCCTGCGCACCAGGTAGGTGAACTTGGGGTCCTGAACCAGCTCCTCGGCCTGCTCCAGTGTGAGCAGCGTGAGGTCAATTTTGCGGCCTAAGCGCTGGAGATGGATAACACAGGGCGTTATGGTGGCTGTGAACTTCTCGGCGACTTCCGGCCGCAGCAGCTGCTGGTTCAGGGATTGCTTGGCCATTACACTGTCGGCTTCTCGATGACGTCGCCAGCGTAGATGCGCAGGCCGGTGGCATACGCCTCGCCCTTCACCATGCTGCCCCGACGGCCACTGGAGAGCTTGCCCGAATCGAAGTTCGGCGTTAACTCCACCGGCAGGCCTTCGGCACCCACCTGGATGTAGGTACCATCGGCGTCGGGCACCAGCATAATGCCGCCGATGTTTTTGACCAGGTTCAGGAATTCCAGGCTCTGGGGCTTGTTGCCCGGGTGAAAGCCCTCGAAGCTCACCTTCAGGCCTCGGCCGTCCCGCTCACCCACGATATCGGCCTTGAGCTGGTTGGAGTCCAGCGTGATGTAGAGTTTCAGCCAGCCCAGGCCAGTCTTGAAGGTGTGGTTTTCGGTGATAATGACCGAGTCGCCGGCTTTGGCCTGCGCCGCCGAGTACTTCGGCGCTTTGGCAATGGTGGTGAACCAGGCCTCCGGGGCAAACAGCACGTAGCCGAGCAGGCCGGGCGTGTTGTCCTCCCCGTTGGGGCCTTCCAGCGCACCTAATTTCGACAGATCCATGGAGTAGTCGTTAGTCGTGATGAAATGAGTGAACGTGTGGGCCTTATGCCTTCACGATGGGCTGAAGCAGGCCGCTTTTCGACTCCACCAGGAACTTGAGGGCCTCCTTGTTTTTGCCCAGCTCCTCGGCCTTGATTTCCTGGCCCTTGATGGCGAACTTCTTGCCCAGCACGCGGTACTGCTGCTTCTCGTGGCTTACTACCACCACGTCGCCCTGCTGCTGGGCCGCTTCCACGTTGGCCAGCTGCTCGGCCTGGCCGGCAATGACGGCCTGAGCCACCTCCAACTCGCCCTGCAGGCGAACATTCTCGGCCGTCAGCGACTCCACGGTGGGCTGACGGGTTTCTTCTTTTTTGGCCTCTGCCATGATCGTAAACGCTTGAAATCAGTTGATTGAAAGAATACCTGCGCCAAGCGCCGGCTCCCATCCGGAAGCCGGCGCTTGGCGTCGGGCCCGCTACGTCAGCTCCTGGTCGTTGGTGAAGACGATTTCGGGCAGGATGAAGCCCACGCCCATGCTGAAGTCGGTGAAGAACTTGAGCAGACGGTCCACGTTCTCCACCTGCACGGCCGACTGGTTCTTGACCTTGCGGCGCAGCATGATGGCGTTGCCCACCGGCGTGCACCAAATCTTCTCCGTGTTGCGGTGCGAGGGCAGGCCCTGCAGCTTGATGTTGGTTTTGTTGATGGTCAAATCCAGCGCCCCACCCCCGGTGTTCTTACCGTACTTGCGCTCCTGGCCCCGCAGGAACTGGCGGGCCACCGTGGGCGAGCAGCCCAGCATCATGGGAATGTCCCAGTAGTCCTTGTGGATACCATCGGCGAAGGCCTCGAACTGCTCCACTAAGGCCTCGGGATTGGTCAGCTCCAGCGCACCCGTCACGATGGGCGTGGTGCGGCCGGCCTGCACGTGGCCGTTGATGATCATTTTCAGCCCGTTGATGGAGGTGCCGGCGGCACCCGGCGTACCGGCTACGGGGGCCTGATACACGCCCTGAAAAATTTCGTTGAACTCGATGTCCTGCTTGATCTGCGGAATCAAGTACACTTCCACGTACCAGCGCACAAAGGGCCAGGCCTTGCGGTCGATTTCCGGGCCGTCCATGAACGCCAGCCAGGTGTCCTCCAACTCATCGGGGTACTCCTGCGCGTCCACCTTCAGGCGGAACTGGCGGATTTCCACGGGCTGGAACTCCACGCCGGCCAGCGGGGTGAAGGCCTTCTGGAAGGGCTGCACCACGCGGCTGAAGATGGTCTTGGCCGCCCGCCACATCGTGTCGTCGGTATTGATGGGCGTGAACATGCTCTCCGTGGTCGTGGGGGAGCGCAGCAGCGAATACAGGCGCTGCAGGTTCTGGCCCTGATTGAGGTAGTAAGCGCCAAACTGCGCGACGACGGCGGTAATTGCTAAAGCCATGATACGGGCTTGAAAGGATGAAAAATCAGGTGTGGGGCCTAAGCCTAGCCGAGCATTTCGGCGTGGAGCTTTTCGACCAGCTTCTGCGCGTCCGACTCGGAGGTGGGCTCCTCCACGTCGTTCTTGTCCTTCGACTTGCGCGGGGTAGTCACGGTAGCTCCGGGCTGCTCGGCCAGGCGCTCCATATCGGCTTCGGCCTGCTCAGCACGCGCTTCAGCGGTGGCTACGGCATCCTCGGCCTTCTTCTGGGCAGCTTTGGCATCGGTGGCTTCCTTCTGGGCGGCGGCGACGGCCGCCTCGGCCGTGTCGGTGCGGCCGGCCTTGGCTACCAGCTCCGTGTAGGCGGCCTCGCTCACGAGGGCCACGCCGGTGATGCCGGCCTCTTCGAGCTGGTCGTTGGCCGCTTCCACGAGCGGCGTGGTCACGGCCGTGCCGGTCAGGCCCGCCAGTGCGGTCAGGGCCGTGAATTTGTTCTTTCCGAACATGGTATTTGAAGTTGAATTGGTGGCTGTTGAAGGGGCGCTCCCCCCATTTTTGGCGGCGCGGCCGGCCAGTTCCAGGGCCAGGCTCACGGCATCCTCGAAGGAGCCCATCTGGTCAGCCAGGCCGTTTTCCACGCTGGCCTCGCCGATGTAGACCATGCCCGAGAGCAGTTCCTTTTCCTGCTTGGCATTGAGCTTACCGGCCCGGTTGGCCCGCACGGTGCTCAGAAACACGTTGTTGAGCGGATCCAGCAGCTGCTCTCGGATGGGCTTGTAGTTGCCCTTCACGGCCTCGGCGAAGGCCGCATTCTTGTTGGTGGACTCAGTGGCGTTAATCACGTGGTCTTCCACACCCGCCTTGGCCAGGGCCTTGGAGTAGTCGCGGAAGCTGACCATGGTCCCGATGCTGCCCACCATGGCCGTGCGCCCGGCCACCACGATGGCGTCGCCGCTCGAGCCACTCCAGTAGCCGGCCGAGCACATCTGCTGGGCCCAGCTCACGAAGGGTTTCTGGGTGCCGGCGATGATGCCGGCGAAGGTTTCCAGTCCCATGGTGGAGCCGCCGGGCGTGTTGAAGCGAGCCACGTGGGCCACGATGTTCTCGTGCGCGTCGGCCTGCTGAATCAACTGACCAATGGAGGCGGTACCGAGGCTCCAGCACGTGTCGGCCTCCATCATCACGCCCTCAATGGTGTGCACGGCCACCGAGCCGGCTGGCACGTCGGCCAGCGCGTCGTAGCCCATGATGCCCAGCTCGGCCGCGTGGGGTGTCAGGACGAAGTAGGATTTGGCCGGCGGCGTGATTTCCACGCCCCCCTCTACCCAGTCAGCCGCCCGGAACCTGCCCTCGCGCATCTGCTCGGCCAGGGGCATATAGTTCTGAATGGCACTTGCTTCCATTAGGAAGAAGCCATTGAGGACCGCCATCAATAAGGAGTTAACGCGCATCGGTTCGGGCAGTTGAATCGATGCAAAGCTGCCGCGGCTGACCACGGCCCAAAAGGACATAAAAAAGTCCCTCCTCAACCGAGAAGGGGGCACTGAATTAGGCAAAGATCATCTACGCATAGGGCAGCAGCGCGTCGCCGCTGATCTGCGCGTTGGTAAAGGCTGCCTGGGCGTAGTAGAGTACCGCGCCGGGCCACAGTTCGGCTTCCGCCGGAGCAGTGGGCAGCGCGTACACCTCGCCCCCGTTCACCAGCCACACGACCCGATCCGGGTAGATTTCCACCTGCAGCACATCCGTCTCCAGCCACGCCCCGCCCGGCAGGCCGCTGCCGCTGCCGTTCAGCCATACCTGCCAGGTAGCGGCTGAATCCAGGTAGAAGCCGTAGCAAAGCGTGTTGAAGGCTGGGTAGTCGTTGAACCAGCCGCAGCCGCCATAGTCGAAAATGGTGTTGTGGCCGAAGCGCAGCTTAGCCGTGGCCGGCAACGCCACTTTTCGGTTAGCTACTGCGGCGGCGAAACTGCCGGTAGCGGTGACGGTGCCGCTGGTATCGCCGGTGGTGTTGTTGCGGCTGATCCAGGTCACCGGCTGAAAGGCGCTGCTGCCGGCCGCGGCACGGAATGCGGCCCGGGTAGCCACGCAGGGTTGTAGGTTAGCCATGTTGCAGTTGCACTAGCAGACGCGCCGTGTTGGCGCTGGTAACAGGAATGGTTTTGATCAGCAGTTCGGCTCCGGCCGTGCGGTCGGCCGGCGTCAGCGCGTCCAAATCAGCCTGGACATCCACCAAGGCGCTGCGTTCAAGGCCGCCCTGCCACGCCCCGGCGGCATACTTATTCACCTGAAAGGCGGCCCCCTGCGCGTTTCGGGCCCCCAGAGCCGATACGGTGAGCAGTTTCACCTTGTCTGTCAAATCCAGGCTGAACACGCGGGTGGTGGAGTCGGAGCGAATCTGCAGCTCCGTCACGCCGGATCCACCGCCAGCCGGCTGCTCATTGACTACCACCAGCGCAGAGGAAATGGGACCCAGGCACTTGCTGCCGTTACGCAGGATGACGGTGCCGGCCGTGCCGCCAATAGCGCGAACAACAGTGGCGTTGTCGACAATGAGCGTGCCCCCGGTCAGGTACGCGGCCGTGGCATTGCCTGCTGTATTGTCGTAGGTGCCGTTGGCCAACGTGACTTCGCCGCCGCTCATGTACACGATTTCCGAGAGGGCAAAGCCCGCTGCGCCGGTGAAGAGGCTACCGCCCTCCAGCCGAATCTTCGCGCTGCCGGCGCACTCCACCACCCGCTTGTACCCCTGGTCGATTGGGCCGTCGCTTTTAATGAGCGCCTGAGCGGAGCCGCTTAGCTGAAAGCCGAGTGATCCACCCAGGCGAACCGCACCGGCGACGTGGCGGAAGTTGGCGGACCCGTTGAGCACGGCCACGGTATTGTCGGGACTTCCCCCGCGCAGCAGCCCCGAGTGGGTGAGCCGGCCGTTGCTTTGGTAGACGGCATAGCCATATTCCGGGTAGAGGGCCTTCTCCACCACGATGTCGGAGCCGGCTCCCGTGACCGATACCCAGCCTCCGCCGTAGCGGCCCTCGGGGCTGTTGCCGGTAACCTTGCAGGTGATGACCGTGTTGCCGTTGTCGGTGAGTAGGCTCCAGTTCACCATGCGCCCGCCGGTGGCGTAGGTCACCCCGCCTTTTAAGAGCAGGGTTGATACGACACTGGTGCCGAGCGCCTCGACCGTATCGCCGTAATCGGCCTGCAGGTTGGCCTGGTCAATGGTGCTGAACTGCTGAGCCGGCACACCCGGGCGGATAAGCCGGGCCTGGGCAGCCAGCGTGGCAAATTCGCCGCTCTGGCGCACTTCCTGCAAAGCCGTGCCCGCCACGTAGCCATTCGAAGGTGGGGCCGGCAGCGGGGCAAATACGGTATAGTGGGCATCCGTCTGCCCGGTGGGCAGCGGGTTTTGGTAAGTAGTTGGGGCCGGGTCATTCACCTGGTGCAGCAGCGTGGCCCCATCCGGGTAGGTGTACTGAAACACGTCCCCGGGCTGGTACGGGTGGTCCTCCTCGAGGAACGCCGGATAGGTGGCCACCTTGTCGGCCTCCGAGCCATCGGTGCGCACCCAGCTGGCGCGCACGCGCTGCGTGGTCAGCGGCAGCGGGTTCACGTACGCCCAGAGCGGGCCGGCCGAGTCCTTGATCAGGCGAAACGAGGCCGCGCCGGCCTCCACGCCGGCAGCCGCACTGCCGGCATCGGTGGCGTTGGCCACGCTGGCCGGCTGGCCCACGGCCAGCACGTTCGCCTCCACCGTGAGCAGGTCACTGAGCGTGGGCAGCAGCAGCGCGTTGCCGCGGATGGAGTTGACCGTGAGCTGGGCCTTGGCCACAAACGTCTTGGTCATGTCCTCGGCCTGGTCGCGCAGGTCCGACTCCTTTATCTGGAAGTCGTCGTTGTCCTTGTAGCGCAGCCGCCATTTGGCCAGGAAGGCCGCCGGCGTCATGGCCACCTCCGGCAAGGGTGAAGTAGTTGAGCCAGCCATTTTATAGTATCTGGTAAGAAAGTTTAAAGCCACTCTTGAGCACCAGGGTCTTGCCGGCTGGCACCGTGGCCAGCCGCCGCCCGCCCGCCGTGCGCAGCTGCACCGTGCCGCCGGCACCAGGCTGCAGCACTACCCCACTCTGCTGCCCGTACTCGGCCACCTCCCAGGTGCCCAGGTAGGGCCGGGCCCGGCGCAGGGCCTCGCCCGCGAGCGTCCAGTCGAAGCCGTTGCGCTGGGTTTCCGAGCCGGCGCTGTAGGAATCGCGCCATTCCAGCGGATGCTCGGGCGTGCCCACCAGCTGCACCTCCCCGTTCAGGTCGCGGTAGAGCACCACGTAGCGCCCACCCTCCATGTGCTCCAGGCCCGCGGCCAGCTCGGGCGTGTGCCGGGCCAGGCTGCCGGTGAGCTTGGGGCTGAAGCCGCTACCGTGGCGGCCGTAGTCCTTGGCAGGTTGGGTGAAGCGCACCGAGCCGCGCACCGACACGAGCTGGTACCAGACGGCCCCGGGCCGCAGCTGCAGCTGCGCAATCGTGAGCGGGCCGCGCTGGGGGAAAGCCAGCAGGTTGCTGGCCGGCGTGTACCAGAGGGCCTCCACCCCACCCAGGTTCTCGATGCCCGGCTCCTGGCGCAGGTTAGCGTAGGGTAGCATCATACTGCTGGGGGTCATACTGCTGCTGGCGAATCAGGTGCACCAGGTCCGAGGGACGCGCCGTAAGTTCCTGACGCACAGCGCGGTGCTGGGCCTCGCGGGACAAACCGTCCGTTTTGTGGGACAATTCAGCCGTTTTGCGGGACATTTCGCCCGTTTTTTGGGACATTTTTCCTACCGATTTCGGGCGTCTTTTTTTCAGCTCCGGCAGGTTGCAGTTGCGCTGCACGGCCTTGCGCAGCGTCTCGTACTGGATGTCCTCCTCGCGCAGGTCGTAGGCAGCCATAAAGTCCACGATGACCTCCTTGATGGTGGTGTGGCGGTTGACGTGGCGGCGGATCCAGACGTAGAGCTCTTCGCGCAGCTCCTCATCCACAAAGTCGTTGAACTGGAAGATGGTGTAGTCGGTGATTTCCTTCAGCCCGTACTGGTGCACTGGGAAGTTGCGCATGTCCAGGCTCAGCACCTGGGTGCAGTCCTCCCGCGAGCCGGCGTGGTGCAGCTTGCCCTTCACCTGCCGGCGCAGCAGGTGGTAGAGCATGCGGCCAAAGCGGCCCGTGTTGCTGAGCACGTAGGCCTCGTGGCCCAGGTGCGTGTTCAGATACTTGCGCACGTGGGGCTTTACCGGGAAATCCAGGGTTTTCATAGGTCAATCGTCTAAGAATAAGTCAAACCTAACGGCCCAGGCAGGCTGCGCAAAGGACCCCGGCTGGGGCGCAGTGCGCAGCCTGCCCGGGCGGGTCAGTAGCTGTCAGACACGGAAATGGGCGGATAGATTCTGCGCCTGCTGGTGCACTTTGCCCACGGCCGTGAGCAGGGCCGCCTGCTGCTCGGCCAGCAGCGGGCGCAGCTCCCCGGCCTGGTGGGCCTGCAGCAGAGCCAGCACCTCGTCAAACTCCAGCTGCAGGGTCCGGGGGCGCACCGGCCGTCCCCGGGGCGGCAGCGGCCAGCGGTCCTGGGCCAGCCGTCCGGTGCGGGCCGCCAGCGTCAGCAGGGGCCGTAGCGTCAGGGCCGTGCCGGTCGCCAGCGGGGCCAGGGCCGCCTGTTCCCCAAGCAGGTGCAGATGCCGGCGCAGGCTGCCCCACAGGGCGCAGGCCTCCAGCTCCGAGAGCCGGATGCACTGGCGCAGCTCCAGCAGCCTCATCTCGACCACACTCCCTTCTCCAGGCGGGTGTACTCGGGCTTTCCCGAGGCCTGGTTGTCGTAGATGATGGCCCGGGCGATGCGCGCGCCCATCTGCTCGGCCTGCTTCTTGAGCTGGCGCAGCCCGTAGGCAGCCGGATCGGCGACCTGGTAGCGGCCGGAGGTATCGAAACTGTACATATCCAGCTGACCGGCCGTGCCGGGCTGAACGTGGGTGAAATACACGCGCATCTTAAACAGGGCGCGCACTTTCAGGGGAGCTGCTGACTGGGTCATGGGAAAAATGAGAGAAGGATGGGTGAAGGAAAAGCGTTAGCGTAGCAGCGGCTCGGCCAGCTTGTGGTACTTGTCCAGGGCCAGCGTGCCGCCCAGCTGCTCCAGGGCGGCCACGTGCCGGTGGTAGAGGGTGCGGCGGCTTTCGGCCTCCACAATCCAGCGCGGCACCCGCAGCGGGGTTTTCTGCCCCAGCTCCAGCTTGCGGCGCACCTTCAGCTCGCCGATGGCCTTGCCGACGGCCCGGTTAACGCGGGCCAGCTGCTCGGCGCGCTGGTCGGCCACCAGCCACTTGAGGGTGCCCTTGAAGCCTTTCTCGTTTTCGAAGTCGAAGTAGCCGCGGCCCGTGACCATCTCGGCCCAGGGCATGGGGGCCCAATAGCGGCCGGCGTGGCGGGTGAAGTACTTCTCGGCCAGTTCGATGCGGCGCAGTACGCCCTTGTGGTACCGCTCGAAATCAAAGTGCTGGTCGGTGAAGCCGCGGTACACCCCGCGCAGGATGGCCTGTCGGGCCAGCTGCTCCTGGAAGGCGTTGAAGCGCTGCTCGGGATAGAGCAGGGCCTTGGCCAGCAGCCAGGCTTCGATGACGAAGGCCTCGTAGTTGGCTGGTAGTTCGGGCTGGGTGGGTGGCGCTACCGGCGTGGGGGTTTCGGGGGCCGCGGCCGCCGCGCCCCGCCCCTGCCCTTGTTTCGCCGCCTGGGCCGCGCGTCCAGCCGGGTTGCTGGCCTCCGCTTCCTGAAAAGGTCTTTCAGAAACGACGTCCGAGGCATTTTCTCCACATTGCCCGATTTCTAATTTCTGCTCTTTATGATCTTCCAGAAGCTCAATAACCGGAAATTTTGTACCGTTTGTGGATAACGCGGCGGCGATGCTGGTGCAAGTAGAAACGGGTGCTACGGCCACTTCCGGGGCGTTTTGCGGGGCTTTGCACACGTAGCTGGGGTTTATCCACAGCTCGAAGCTCCGCTGGCGGCCGTGCCACTTCTTGCGGCTGATAAAGCCCACGGCCAGCAGCTGCGCCAGGTGGTTGCGCATGGTGCGCTCGGTGAGGCTGCGCTTCTGCATGAGCTGGCGCGCATCCACCAGGATGCTGGGCAGCGTCAGCTCGCCCGTGTCGGTCACGAGCAGGCCCAGCAGCAAGGGCTGCTGGAGCAGCTTCTCCACCCGGCGGCGGTACTGCTTGAGCAGCTCCTCGCCCGTGGCCTTGGCCCCGTCGCACACGTCGCGGGAGCCGCGGCGCAGCAGCGTCTCGGTCACGCCGGCGCGCGTGCCCCGGGTGATGGTGCGCGTGACTTCGATAGTGGCCGTGCGGTGCCAGAGGTCGTCTACTTTCAGGTGCCACTGGAGCAGGCACTGGCTGAGCGGGAGCAGGTGAAGGGGGTGAGCGGACATGACTAAAGGAGAGAGAACGGTGAGGTGAGAGCGGGGTAAAGTGGCCAGAGCTCCGCCGGGGGGCGGGTATTCCCGTCCGGTAGGCTTCTGGCCGGCTCCAGGGGTGCTGGGCCTCCGTGCCCCCGGCCAGCGCGTGCTGGCCCGGTCCCTAGGTCATTCCCATCCGGTGGGAACGGTCGGCTTCCAAAGCGCCGACGGGGGCAGTGTTGCAGTAGGTGTGCGGGATGGAAAGCGGGTGGGGCCGGCTACGGCGACGGGGGCACGTTGCCCAGGGCGGCGGCAATGGCTTGCAGGCGCTGGGTGAGCCGCTGCTCATCGGCCTGGAGCACCTGCTCCTCCTGCGGGAAGCGGCCCGGGTGCTGGCGGGCTACGCCCAGCAGAAAGCGCACCGAGTCCAGCTGCTCGGTGAGCTGGCCCCGCTCCACCAGCAGCTGGGGGCGGCGCACGCCGGCGGGCGGGCGCAGGTGCTCCAGGCCGAGCAGGTGCACAGGCTGCTGGTACTCGGCGAGCAAAAAGTCGCGGAAAGAGCGCAGGGGGCCGGCGGCGGGGCGGGCCGTGTAGAGGGCGTAGGCGGCAGTAGCCATAGCAGTCGAAGGGGGATTAAGAGCGTTTCAGGCCCATGGACTCGGCAACGGAGCGCTCCTGCCGGGGCGGGCGCTGGGGGCGGCGCGGCGGGCGCGGGGCCTTCTCCCCCACCTCGGCCCGGGAAAAGCGCCACTTAAGCAGATGCTTCCCCCGGCCGGGGCGAGGGGTGGCGTAGGGCGCGGCCCGCAGCTCGGCCAGCACGGCCTGCTCGGTGAGGGGCTCGCCCAGCAGCTTGCCCAGCACCTTGCCGATGTGCTCGGTGGTGTACTCGCTGGTGAAAGGGGGCGTACCGAACACCAGGGCCAGGGCGCTGGCTACGGGGCTCAGGGAATGGGCGGGCGTCATCATCAGGCGGCCTGGGGCAGTAGCAGTTGAAACTCGCGGCGGCAGTCCGTCCAGTCGATTTCGCGGATGCCGCTGGGCAGTTCGGGCACGAGCAGCACTTCCTGGTGAGTGCTTCCCTCCTGCCGGGCCGTGCGCAGCTCCGGGGGCATGGTGCCGCGCACGTACACCGTCAGGTGGCCCTGCTGGTAGGTGTAGCCCAGAATCGGCTCGGGCGCAGGGACCAGCGCTGCCCCCTCGGGCAGCGCCTGTACCCGCACGCGCTTGCCGGTGCGGGCGTCGGTGAGCGAAATCGGCGGAAAAAACAGTTGTTTCGACATGGCCGGGACGGGTTAGGCAAGCGTGGCGGTTTCCGTGAAGGCGGGGGCCGCGGTGGCTGTGGCCGAAACCAAGCGCAGCTCCCCACGCAGGGCGGCGCGGCGCTGCTGCTCGTAGCGGCGCACCAGCGGGGTTTCCTCGCGGTACTGGGGGTGCGTGGCGTCAATTTCCTGGCAGCGGCGCTCCAGCTCGTCCAGGGACGTGAGCATCACCACGGCCGGGGGCAAGAGCGTGGTGGTGAGGCGCGCCAAATCGCGCAGGCACGGGCGGCGGGCCGGCGCCTGGGGGTCGGTGTTGAGGTGCATAGCAAGCGAAGGGTATAGAGGGAAAAGTGGACTACTTCTCGAATAGGGGCACTTCGGCTTCCTCGCCCTGGGGGCGCAGGCGGGCCGGAATGGCGTAGGTGGGCAGCGCGTACTCCACCAGGGCAATGAGGTCGGGCAGGTTGGCAATCTTGCCCTGCTTGACGTGGGAGAGCCGCCGGGCAGCCGACTCGTACTGCTGGCCGTAGCCGGCCCGAATGGCCATATCCACCGCGTAGGGCGGCAATAGCTCGCACACTTCGGCTTGCAGGTAGTAATACCGTTGCTTATTTGTCATGGCGAAAGCGTATGTTTGGTGCGTATGTTAAATCCGAGTAAACACCCGCCGGAACTGGTCAGCATCCGCAAGCAGATGCACCGGCTTTTCCGGGAGCCGCACGATGTGCAGTTGCTACTGGAGCTGCGCGGCGAGTGGCAACAACAGTTGGAAACGCTGCAACAGCAGCCACTGGAACCCGGCGTGGCGCAGGTAGTGACCAAGGCGCTGGAGAGGCTGCGGGAATTAGCCGCTTTTGCCCTGCCCAGCCGATTCTCCCGCGAGGACCAGCGCAAGCTGTACTTCGACAGGCTCACCAGCGCGGTCGAGGACTTCTAG